AAACTAGTGCATAGATGGAGAACTTACAGCTCTTCCACTACATATGCCGCAGGCGATTATGTAAAGTATGATAATAAAATCTGGAAATCACTATTAAGCTCTAACTCAAATAATGCTCCTGAAGTTGGTTCAGTATACTGGCTCAGAGCAGATTATTGTAGTAAAACTTTAAACGGGTGTAAGTGCAGATTCCAATTTGTACCTACCGCACAAGGTCTTCCTTCTGCGGATAAAGACACATCTCAGCCATTACCTTTTGGAGCGTTCCCAGGAAGTGTTAAATTTAAGTAAATACATACATGAGATAGAAGCTCATTTTCGCGAGGAATACCCAAGAGAAGGTTGTGGCATTTTAGGTATCGTACAAGGTAAGCTAAAATGGTTTCCTTGTACTAATGTAGCGGATGATAACGATACTTTTATAATAGACTCCACAGAGTATTTAAAACTAAAAAGAACAGTAGATATTGTAGCAATTGTACATAGTCATCCAGACGGCTCTTGTGAGCCTTCTGAGTATGATAAAAGAATGTGTAATGCGACAGGAATACCTTACTATATTTTTAGTTTTCCAGATATGAAAGTATCGTACACTGTTCCAGAGTATATAGAAAAACCATTATCTGGAAGATATTATGAATTTGGTATTTCTGATTGTTTTGAAGCGGCTAGAGACTACTATGCTTCCATCGGAATTAAATTACCTTTTAGAGACCTTTACGAAGATGACTGGTGGCTGAAAGGATTAGATTATTTTACTGATGAATATATACAAAGTTGGGGATTTAAAAAAGTAGATGAGCCAGCCCCAAACGATCTTTTAATATTTTCCGTAGGCTCTTCAGTAGGAAATCATTGCGGTGTGTTTATAGGGAATGATGTGTTTTTTCACCATGCTGTAAATAGATTGTCATGCAAAGAAAACTTATACCCCTTTTGGATAAAAAGTTTAACAGGTATTTATAGATATGATTCGTAAAATTTATTTAGAGGGTGAACTAGGTGAAAAGTACGGTAAAGTACTTACTCTCGATGTTAATAGTTTTCAAGAGGTATTTAAGCTTCTTGACGCTAACTTTCCAGGATTTAAAAATGACCTAGTAAAATACCACGAAAATGGAGTTGGCTTCTTGTTGGAAGTCGGAGAACACGGCGTCCAAAATGAAGAAGAAGTTTTCTTTCCAGTAGCTGAAGGAGATATGGTCATTACTCCTCTGCCCGCTGGCGCTAAAAGCGGGGTAGGAAAAATTCTTGCTGCTATCGTAATTATTGCTGCAACTGTTATTATTACTACAACTATGGGTCCTGGCGCCGGTATGAGCTTTGCCAATGCTTTCATGGCATTAGGAACTGCAGGACAAGTAGCGGTTTTAACAGCAATGAGTATAGGTATGAGTCTTGCAATGGCAGGCTTACAGCAACTAATGGCTCCAGATCCTGCTACAGATTCTAGAGCTCCTCAGGCATATCTATTTAATGGCTCCGAACAGAATATTATAGAAGGTGATCCAGTACCTATTTTATACGGCGAATTAAGAGTACCAGGAAGACCAATTTCCATTGCCGTTGCATCAAACGCAAATGTTTACTACAGTGGAATAAATACTGGAGGAATGTCAACTCCTGGAAATTCAAACTATAATAGTGGTTACAACAGTACAACCGATGGCGAAGTAAGCCAAGAACACAAATAAGGATTAGAGAGACTACAATGCCAACATCTATTAGTGCACGAGATCAACAACTTGCAAACACAGATACCACTTTAAGCAGGGTTTCAGGAATCGCTAGAGAGCAGGTAGTATCTGTAACTGATCTTATTTCAGAAGGACCAATTGAGGGTCTTGTTAGTAACGAGGCTTCAATCTATCTTAATGAGGATAGAATTGTTCCTGTTAAAGCTGCCTCTATTCCTGCTGCTACAACAAATAATACTATCTCTATTAGTCTCAATGCTTCCACAGCTACAACTAGTACCGCACTAGAAATGCCTAATGGCTCTATTCGTACTATTATTGTAAAAGATGTAAAAAATTCTAATGTTACTGCATCTGTAGTTGCCGGAAATGGAAATATTCCTAACCTTACGCTAAGTGCTAGTTCTTCTATTTTTACTGGAATGGGACAACAACAGTGTCGATTAGAAATTGTCGGTACAGATACAGCTATTAAAGGAACTATTGCGAGCGTAAGTAGTGGCACTTCAGCAGTTTTTAGACTAACTACTGGAAATGCTAATACAGTTACGTCTTTTCTTAGCAGTGCATCTGGCAAAACAATTAAAGCATATTTAAGTGTTACTCTAGTAGCTAATGCTTCTTCTGGTACTACAGTTACTTTGGCGGCTGCAAATACACTTATTCCAACCGGAACTTATTCTGCCGATGTTAGCAGTATTATTCGTATTGATTTTGGAAACTTTGGCGGATATCAGCCTACTAAGTTTGATGGAATAACTGCTCAATTTAGAACTGGTACTGCATTTCAGACTCCTATGACTACTTATGGCGCCACTGCCGGAGCGAGCTTCCCACCTGGACCGGGCTTTTCTGCAAAAGCATTGGAGAAGGTAGACTATAAGTCAGAAGACCCTGCAGCCACTGCCGCAGCTCCTCCAGAATTTAGAGGTACATCTTCAGCGGGATTCGGACTAACTGCTGCTCAAGCACAAGAAATTGATGAAGTTAGACTAACATTTCAATATAATGCTTTGTACGCTGTTAAGCCTTCTTCTGGTTCTGAAGGCGAAGGTCGAGCTTTCTATAAAATTGAACTAACAATTTATAGAGGCTTGGAATCAAGTACTGTAGTTCTTGTGCCACAAAGATACCATAGTGCAAAAAATAAAGGTCCTTTTATTATCGAAGAGGTTATTAATTTAGAACCTTTTAAACCTTTTACAGATTTTTCTGTTAAAGTAACTCGTTTAAGCAGACATAACGGTACTTTAATGGATAGCTTAAATGTTGATGGTGGAGGAAAGTGGGATGTTATTGCACCTTCTGCTATTTCTACTATTTCTTCTGTAATTAAGGAACCGCTATCTTATCCTTATACAGCTTATGCAAATATTACTTTCTCTTCTAAAGAATTTTCAAATATGCCAACTAGAACTTATCATGCTAGGGGCATGAAAGTTCTAGTACCTTCAAATTATACTACTAGAGAAGAAAATAACTCGAATACTGCTACATACTCTGGTCTATGGAACGGAACATTTAGATCTAAAAAAGTATATACAAATAATCCGGCATGGGTATTTTACGATATTCTAACTAATGATAGATATGGACTCGGAGCTTGGATTTCTGAGCAGGATATTGATAAGTATTCCTTATATCGAATTGGAAGATATTGTGACGAGCTAGTACCTGATGGGAAGGGAGGTCTAGAGCCTAGATTTACGGCAAATCTATATCTAACAAAAGCAACAGATGCTTATAAAGTCCTTAAAGATATGGCTACTATTTTTAGAGGCATTTTGTACTGGCTGGACGGCGCAGTTACAGCAGTTATCGACCAAGATAAAGACCCTGTATATACTTTTTCAAAAGCTAATGTGATTGATGGAGCTTTTGGTTATCAAAGTACCGGCAGCAAAACAAGATCTAACCAGCTTATCATTTCTTGGAACAATCCAGAATCTGGGTATGCGCTCGAACCTTTAATTGTAGAAGATAGACAGAATATTATTGAAACAGGAAGAATTATTACAGAGGAAGCAGTTGCTTTTGGATGTACTTCAGAGGGACAGGCTTATAGATATGGTAGATGGAAGTTATGGACTGCTGTTAATCAAACTGAAGTTGTTTCATTTAATACTTCTATAAATGCTGCGTTCCTTGCTCCTGGAGATATTATTGTTGTTCAAGACGCCGACCGCTATGGGCTTAAATTCGGCGGAAGAATTAGTAATACGGGTTCAGTAAGCACAACCGTAATTCCATTGGATCGAGAAATAACTCTCAAACCTGGACATACATATGAAGTATCTGTTTTAATTCCTGGAAATAGTACAGAGACTGGAAGCACTAATGAACCTACTGAAACGACTGTAGAAACAAAATATATTTCTACGTCTACTTATCCTACACAGACTACTACATCTACTATCACTTTATCTAGTGCTTTATCCCAGACGCCAACTAGAGAGACAATTTGGGTTGTAAAAGAGATAAATAATACAACCAATTTAACTACTCTAGGGTCTGGAAGAAAATATAGAATTGTCGGAATTACAGAAAACTCAAAAAATGAGTACTCTATTACGGCAGTAGAACACTATAGTGAGAAATTCACTAGTATTGAGTCTGACTTTACCTTGACTTTAGGAGAGAGATTTGGGCTTTCTGCAACTGATGATATTCCTCCTCCCGACAATATTATTGTTATTCCAACGCCTGATTATACTAAGGGCGGGGACGAGTTTCAAATTACATGGGACGCCCCAACTGTAAATGGTAGTAAATATAGATACACTGCAGGATATGAATTAGTACATAATGTGCCTGGCTATCCGGATATTATTACTTTAACTGCTAAACAAACTAGTTTTAGCTTTATGGGTGTTCCAGACGACGTTTATAATATTGGTATTCGAACTGTTAGCAGTATTGGCACTCGTTCAGTATATAACTTCGTAGAAGTTAAAGTAGAAGATATTTTCGGGCAAAATATTCCAAGAGAAGCGGAAGGCTTGCCTGTGGGCGCTAGAGCAAGCACCGGTGTTTTGCTGGATTCAGAAACTTATGAGCTTGCATTCGAAGAAGAATTAGTTGTTCTTACAGCCGCCGGTGATCCTACAGATTCTTTTGTAGGTACAATTTCTGCATTAAATACTATACCTACAGGTGTACCTAATGGAGAATATTTCGTTCTGTTTAGTAGAAGCAATGAAGAATTAAAACTAATTAAGTATAGAAACGATTCACCGCTATCTATCAACTTTTGGTACGATGTTGCAGACGCTGGCGCATCTACACC